CCCGCCGTATCATCATTTTAGGTCATCTTTGAGCATGTGCGCCCTAGTTTATTGACCTAAACTATAAACTGAAATTGCGGTCTATTTTTTCGGTGTGGGAGTTTTGACTATAAAAAAAACTCCCCTTTTTTTTAAACTATAAATAAAAGTATGAAAACTCTAAAGACTATCTTAGAAAAAATCTGGAATTGGATTAAATACTTATTTACGACACGTTATAAAATTACCGTATCATTCAATAAAGAATGGGGTGATGCAGACGATAGGTCATACATAGTAAAAAAAGTGTTAGTTCAGAAAGAAAAGCACTTGAAATTTCGAACAGATGAAGATAAAATAGTAGAGTATAGGAGTTCTGCTGGACTCAATTATATTATAGAGGATTATGATGGTTGAATTATTATTTTTATTGAGCATATCTACAATAGCACTCTTCAGCATTTACCTTCTACTCACAAAAAACTTAGAAGGTACTAAATGCATAACACAACCATACAGAACTAAAAGTGGCAAATTAAGAACCGCTTTAAAAACTAGGAGAAATTACTTAAATTAAAATGAATGATATAGCAGGATTAATGGTAGCATTTTTAATCTCATTTGGTGGATTATTATATTACACATACGACAATCTAGAATATAAAGGATATTCTAGAGCTCAAAGTTGCACTGGTGAGTGTTATGAGGAATATGTCAGAACACACGGAACAACTATAGACATACTCAAAGCAAAACAAGAACTTGCAAACGCAGATGAGTTTAGTAGTATCAGAAGTTTATGGGCAGGTTGTGCCGCTTGTCACGGAAATGAGGGTCAAGGTATGGCAGTATTTCCAGCACTCAAAGGACAGACAGCAGATTACATCATTGACAGATTGACTACATACAAGAACAGAGGAGAAGTCGGTGCTATGTCATCAACCATGTGGGCACAAGCAGGACAATTATCAGAACAAGACATTGAAACACTTGGCAAATTTATTGAGGTTGAATTAAAATAATGCAACAATTTTTTATAGCAATAATATTGGTACTTGGATTAGGTTCATGGTATCTATACAACGAAAATCAAACACTCACTGCAAATAACTTTAAATTAGAACTTGCAGTCGAAGAACAGAAAGAAACCATGAAAGCAATGCAAGAGAACTTTGAAAGACAAGGTAAAGCATTACAAAACATGCAAAGAAAAAATGCACAAATTGAGGCAGACAAAGATAAGTATCTTTCTATATTATCAAAACACAACTTTGAAAAACTTGCGATTGCAAAACCAGGTTTAATGGAAATAAGATTTAATAAAGGTACAGATGACGTTTTAAGGGAGTTAGAGAATGATACTAAAGAAATTAGTAATCTTGACAACACTAGCAATAACGATTAGTAGTTGCTCATTGTTAGGTACAAAACAAGTAGAGATTGTATCAAAACCAGTTCAACTGGATATCATGCAACCAACATTACCGAGAGAGATATCTCTACAGACACCAAAATGGTATGTTGTATCAGAGGCACGAATTGCCAATCCATGTAAGAAAGTTATGAAACTTGATGAGAATGGTGAACACATTGTCAAAGAAGATGGCACACATCAGTTAACTAGACCAAAACAATGTGAATTAGAAGATAGAGAGAATCCAGAATGGCCAGAGGGTTATACATATCTCGATAGATTCTTAGATGAAATGAAAGCACAAAACAATGGTGATGTTGTTTTCGTAGGAACTACAATAGGTGACTATAAGAAAATGACAATAAATAATCAAGAAGTTAGAAGATATATAAGAGAACTAGGTGAAGTAATCATCTATTATCGTGATGTAACAATGCCGAACGGTGACAAAGGTGTCGGTATTGAAGTGAAAAAGAATGAAACCAATCAAAACTAATAAACCAGGTCCAGAATACTATAGACCTGCACAAGGATTTTATAATCATTTCTTTCCTACTACCATATTCAATGGTAGAGTCAATTTAAATCATGAAGAGGTCAGACAACACATAGACCATGTTACAGCTAAAATACCTAAAACAATAGAAAATATTGATGGTGACCATCTACACAGAGGTAACGACTATACAACTTATTTCTTTCAAGAACTTAAAGACGAAACACACAATCAACCATGGTTTACTTCTTTTGCAAATCAAATGAAAGATTCTTATGTTGAATATCTAAGAAGTCAATTTCATTTAGACCTAACAGGTCTTAAAAGAAGTGATATACACTTCTTTGCTTGGGTAAATAAATATTCGACTAAACATTCACACTCGGTACACGACCATGTTAGGTCAAGATTATCTGGCACATACTATCTGACCTGCGAAAATGCACAACCTATCACATTTATAAATCCAGCAAATGTAGCTGTTTTCAATAACGATGTTTTAAACAACGACCATTTAGCAGAAGAAGATAGTCAATTTATTATAAATGGTGCCGGTTCATCTCAGATGGAAGTTAAATTTATGCCAAAAGAAGGTGATTTTCTTTTATGGCCTAGTTATTTACTGCATTATGTACATCCAAGTGATGAATATGAAAACGACAATTATCAGAGATATTCAATATCATTTAATTTAGCACATAATATGTCTTTAGACAACAAAGAACATGGTGATGAATTAGACTATTCATTTCTAGTGGAGAATAATGATGTTTGATTATTACGCAAACGAAGAGTTATATAAATTTTCTGAGAAGTGGAGTCCAATATACGATGATGTCAACAATGTGCTTATCATAGATGACTTTTATGAAAATGCAGACGATATATACGAACATATCGAATGTCGACCTAAACCACTTTGGAAATATAATCCAGAACGCAATAGTAAAAATAGTAAAGACTATCTTGATTGTCGTATCATAGATAAAAACGGACATCCAGGCAGAATATATTACGCAGAACACGAAAGACTTTTAAATCTATGTCGTCAATATTGGTGGAAAGGTCGATATGAATGGTCAAATGTTTATGAATTTAATTGTTTTAAAACAATAAATGTTGACGATAAAAAAATACAACATTATCCACATATTGATAGTGAATTGCAATGTGCTGATGAAGTATCTGTGCTCAATATGTTAGTTTATATGGATAAAGAAGAAGACGGTGGTACAGCAATATATCGTGGAGAATGGATAACAAACGATGAACAAATGAATCTTATGTATCCTGTTCATGACCGATTTAAACTTGACCATGTGATACCTGCAAAATTCAATAGATGTGCTATTTTTCCAGGTAATCGTATGCATGGCGCTTATATTGACGATTATAGTAAGTATAAAGAAAACTGGAGATATACGAAAGTTACGTTCTTTCATCCAAAACAATAATGTCTGTTGGCAGATGTAGTACATGTGGTAAAACACTTGATTTATACCAAGTAAAATACCACACACCACAAAATGAACCACCAGTACATGTTTTTTGTGATGCATATTGCAGTAATGATTGGTATATTAAGAATAAAATAAATAAAAAGTCGGTTGCAAAATCAGATAATTAATTATATAATAAATTATGGGTTGGTTAAATTTAAGTAGTAGTATTCGTTACACACCACACGGTAAAAAACGCAAGACTAAAGCATTTACAAAGAAATCCAAACGTACTAAATATTCAGAGTTAATCTCACAACAACAAAAAGTTTACGATGAAGTGATGAAAGAGATTAAACAAGAATATCCTTCACTTGTATCTGATGCACGTGGTAATCTAACACCAAAAAAAGAACCAATGCAGTATACTGGTGAAAGAAAGTTATTAGGCATAGCTGCGATGCATAAATCAAATCTAGTGCCTGTTTTTGAAGAAGACGAAAATTATGCCAAAGATTTGGCGAAAATGAGGAGATAAAATTATGTCGATGAGTATTATTACATCTATTGCGAAAAGTGATACAACTAAAACGTTGAAAGATGTGAGAAGGTTAAAAACATCTCTTGATAGAGAGCGTATCACTGAGAAACAAGGATTTGGTGCATTCGAATTTGTTGTAATATCTGATTACGACAAAGAAGAATTTGACTCAGTATGGGGAAATGCAGGTAATTATAGATTTGTACCTGTTGAACAAGAAGAGATGCATGACCCTTCGTTTATGCAACGTCATGTCTTTAATAATTTATGGTCAGGTACAGGCGATAGAATGGTCTATATGGACCCTAAAGTGCATGTTCAAGGTTTGACTGCTATATTAATGTACAAATCACCACCTGATAGAGGCGACTCAGGTCATTGTGACTTACCTATGTCTCAAGAAATCAAAGATAAACTCAATAACGAAGGTGCAAGTGGTATTGTTGCAGTCAAAAATTGGGCAAATCTAGGTGACACTGATTATTTTCCATTCTTTTACATGTTCTCATACGGTAATTTAAAACACGAATCTCTTCAGTTGAAAGACATAGAAGAACAAAAGAAATATCCAACGTTTTGGCATTGGGTCGAATCAAGAGACGATTGTGTCATCGTTGACCAAGATATTGGTGTTGCAGGTCCTTATTTTGTCAATAACGAAGAAGAAAACATGAAACTCAATCAAGCATGGGAAGACAATGTTGCAAGTCTTTATAATGCAGACCCTTCTTTATATACAAGAGCAGAATTAGGTGGCGAAGCTGATGCATTGTATTTGAGTTATGGTCACGACTACAGAACATTACAAAAACAAGTCAGCATATTATACTTTGTTGGTGATGAAGACCCTAGTTCTGACCGTTATGCAGAACTCTGGTTAACAGGCGTAGAATAAAAAAATATATCCGGTGAAATCGTAGGGTAGCAAATAGAGTCGATTGACGTCCTTCCGCTCGGAACAAGTTAGAAAAACATTCACATATAACTAACAGAGTAAATTGTCACTAAGGGAACTTTTGCAAGAGTTCCCTTTTTTATTAACTGATTTTAATAAAATAACTAGATTGGTCGGTTGCAGAAGAACCGTAATTAAATAATGCAGTAGCGAGATTATTTCTTGCTGATGATTGTCCTGAATAGACACTATCTAAAAATGCAATGCAGAGAGCCTTACTATTTTTAAATCCTTGGTCTTGTTTATTATATTCTTCTGTGAATTCTTTCTGAGTCAGTAATTTCTTACTTGGTAAACTATTTTTATTATGTCGTTGATATCCTTCCCATAGATACGTAAACATTGTTTCGTCTTTTTTATATTTGTTGAGAAAACTTGTTTCGTTTTTATATAATTCATTAAATTTCTCTTGCAACAAATAAAAATTAACGTTACCACCCCCTATTTTACCACCTGCAGCTGATGACCCTTTTATTTCACCTTGCCAAGACGTTGTTTTATTGAAGTTACGAAACTGGATTTGCACACCATTGATTGTGACATAGATATCAATTGATTTAAAGAACTCACCTGTTTTACCCCATGACCATTTGTACCATTTCGTATTCGGTAATGAGGTTCGGTTGAATTCGGTAATTTTACCGCCTGATTTACCAAGTTTTTTGAGCGAAATTCCAAGGCATTTTCCATTGTCTGCAAGTTCCTGAACCTTTGCTTTGAGTTCACCCCATGAAGTACAACCCTTGAGAGGCGTATCACTCTTCGCTAATGTGGACATCCAGATATCGCCTGGGTTCCATTTGTCGTGGGAGAACGAACCAGGCGCCTGTCTCTTACCAGATTTAGCATCGATTGTTTGCACTGCTGATTTCTCTTTATATAAATTCTTCATGAATTTACTGCCTCGATGAAAGTAGACTTTACCTGAGAATTTACTACGATATGCATCGTATATGATATTACTGATACGAATATATTGTTGTTCGTCTATCCATGCTTGTGTGATTTCTTTATAACATTCGTCAATACTTGCATCGGCATCAACATAAGACGTGACGTTACTCTTTTTTAAATCTGCCAGAGAGGGGAGAACCTTGCATGTTGTCTTTGCAACGTTGAATTGATACGAACAAACGTAACACTGCATACACTCTTGAATTTGTGTTGCCCTTGCACCTGCACCACTACCTGTACCACCACCCATTTCAGGTGATTTAAACAACTTCGATGTTCTGAGACTTAGCTCTTTAGAACCTTTACGATAGGTGACTTCTCCGTGCGCCTCATCGCCCTTAGGAAAAGACACACTCTCACAAAGAAACCCTGCACCACTGCCTGTGGGTGTCGTATAGAATTTAACCTTATCACGTATCATAAAACGAATACAATCTGCACGTGATGAACCTGCATAAGGACCTGCTCCTGCTTCTCTTTTTAAGTCTTTTTTCTGAAGAAATGCCATAGTACTATTTATACTATAACACACATCCGTAGAAACTGCAAGACGCTTCCGAAGACACACCGCCGCCTCCGTAGAGACTAAACGCTTCCGAGTCCCTGTATGAGATTACGCAGAACGAGGACGATACCGACACCATTGAGTATCATGAGAGCTCTATCGTTCCATATAAGGGATACCCAGAACCATAATATGAGGCCTGTGAGAGATAATATTTGGTCATAGAACGCATACTCAGGAATACCACGCACACTGAACGCACATAATAACACAACGGATGCAATCCACTTGACATACCAATCGAGAGTATGTGTAGAATTACGCTTGGAAAGGGGTTGGGAATATTTTTTTGTCACCTGTGAGTACCATTCTAATATAATATAAAGTATATAGTGTGAGAGGAAGAGAAAATAATGTGAGAAAGGGGTCTTCGTGAAAATGCGAATATTTAGCGATTGTCTGCTGGTGTTCGTGGGTCTTAGCATATGTATATGTTTGGGGTTGTCAACCTTCGGAGGGAAAAAACACCTAAAAAGCGCTCGAAAATGCTTGACAATGACCAACATTTTTTGATAGGATACCACCATGAGAGAAGTAACGAGGATATCACCCCTAACAGGTAAGAAGAATACCATGTATATGGCTATCAGTGCTGACCAGATACAGGAGTGGAATGACCCTAAGCGAAGGCGCCTAATACAGGATATCTTTGCTAACCTTACAGAAGACGAGAGAGAGTTTATTATGACAGGCTATACGCCTGCTGATTGGAGAGAAATGGAGAGCGCATTCTAGACTAACGTAACGGCGAGACCTGTGAGGTCGTACAGGTTAACCCAATCCACGTGTATATTGAAGGTTCGCAACCTTCCGTGAGAGATTGGTATGAGAAGAACCTCGATTGCCCTACCATTGTGTATCCTATCGAGGTTTTTTTAGCACATAAGGGTTGACTTTGCTGTCGACTTTTGATAGGATGGTCCTACATGTAAGAGTCATCTGAGAGTACTCTGTGAAATCTATATGATGAAGTCTCAGAGGGGCGGAACCCGAACTCCCGGCAAGGGGATGAAAGTGCCTTGCAACTTTTTTAACGCACATAAAGTGTGGAGATACCCTTATGTCAACAGAAAGACAATACAATATACGCTACTTTCAGAAGAACGTGCAGACCATAGACGGCAGCCGTATATGGATGGACTATTCGAATACGCCTCTGAGCGAAGAGGAAGCGTTCTCCGTTGTTGCTCATCTTGAAGACAAGCAATGTGTTGTCGAGCTGACTCTGTTGTCTTGAAGCAGTATGGACAGCGCTTTGGGGTCTGGTCCACTGCACTTAAGGCCTAGGGGTTACCATGCGAATAAAATTTTTTTGGGGGATACGAAACATACCATGAGTAAAAAATCGAGAACAATTCATAAAGAAACCTTTACTACCGTCTTTACAGGTCTTCTGATTAATTATCCCCTTAATCTCATTGGTCTCTTCGTCTGTATTGATATATTAAAAATGACCTCTGCATTTCATATCGGTACAACCATTACTGCATTTATGACGTGTATTGCGTATACACGTGTGTACCTGATTCGCAGATATTTTTACATGGAGAAACATTAATGTCTTTTATACTTAAACCCCTATGGGTCACAATAAAATTTTTCGGAAAAATTCTCAAGTGGACACTCTTTTTGTTTATACTCTTACTACTAGGCATTGAGCTAAACGATGGTTCGTAACAAAACCCCATTGACGGAGTCATGGTGTCTAGTGTATAATGTGTATATTAACTCATAACATAGGAGAATATATTATGGCTACATATCGTAGATTGAGTAAAAAGCAGAAGGTCTTGAATCTTCTATCAAAAGGCAACAACGTTGCATGGACTACAATCCGCAACAGGTTTGACCTTACATCGCCTAGAGCAATGGTTGACACTCTTAGAAGTGAAGGTCATGTTATCTATGCTAATGAGATTGGTGGCAAAACCTTTTACAGGTTAGGCACACCATCAGCATCAATCATCCAAGCAGGTATTGATGCAGTCTTAGGTACAAAGCAAGCATACGCTAGTTAAGTATCTTTAAACAATAGGGGTGGAAGCAGACGCTTATAAACTCGGGCAAGGGACAAAGGGATTAAATATCACAAAATCCACAATTTTAGTACATGATGAATGTGTGCAATCCCTCCCTGCCAATTTTAATTTGTATTTTATTTTTTAAGGAATCTATATGTTAGAATTTTTATGGAACGTACCTATTGTTCTCTTTGACTTTGCACTGAATGTCCTCTTTTGGGGAACACTCGGTGGTTTCTTTGTCTACATCGTCTATCTCGGAACGCAGAAGTATATTCAGCTGACGAAAAACAACAATGACGATGATGATGATGATTATGACCCTTACGAACATAATTATGAAAACACATCAAACTGAGATGCACATTGCACAAGTCTCAAACGTGCTTCATGCAGGTTCGTTTGCTATTCGTGAAGGACGTAAATTAAAATTCGATGCATGTATTGACATTGACTTACTCAAGGACAAACGTGGACGTGTGTACCTCATCACGCACAATGGCATCATTAAAAAGATAGGCGGCAGTCAAGACAAAGGCGGTCTCAAAGGCACAATGGAAGGTTATTGTCGAGGTCTTGTCGGCAAGTCAGAATCAGCAAGAAGTTACGGTGTCGCAAAGTATATTCATGATGCACTCACAGCAGGCGATACAATCGATATCTATTGCGTATGGGCAGAAATGCGAACTGAAACAATCCCTTCAATGTTTGGTTCAGTCACGGTCGATATTCCTTTAGACTTTCATACGATTGAAAGTCAGTTTGTGTCAGACTATCGCACTGCAACAGGTTCAGGTCCTTATCTGAACATGCAAGAAAATGGCACAAAATGGGCCGATACCGGACTTTTGCAAGGATATAAAACAAAACAATCAGGCACCTAAATAAAACTATGGACATGAATACATTTTCATTACTCGTCTTTCACTTACTTTGGATAGGTGGCACTATGTATTACGCCTACGATTATGGCAAAAAACAAGGTCGGTCAGAAATGGTCACCGACATGTTAGATAGAAAACTTGTTACGTTATCCAAATTAAAAAAAGAATACGAACTACTTTAACACTATATACATTTACATTATGAAAATTCTTGGAATCAATCAATCACACGATACATCAATTGCAGTTGTCGATGAACAAGGCAACATCACAGGTGTCTTTGAAGAAGAACGCAGTCGTAGAGCAAAATACTTCTCACCTAGATTACTGAAACACGCACCTGACAATTATCGAGACAAAGGATACCACTCACCTGAAGAGTATCTCAATGACCCAATCAATCAGGTTCAGTTGTTGACAATCGACCACAAACAATTACATGACGCTGACCATGTTGCATTTGCCAGTTTTGACCGAAGAGATTTTCACGTTCAGTTTGTCGAAGATTTTCTTACAGACAGAGTTGCACAAAGAGATTTTTTACCGAAACTTTCTGCACAACAACTATCACAAAAACGCTTACAAGAACTTGCAGAAGACGAAGAAAGTCCTATTTGTGATTTAGTCAGTCAATCAGGTGATGACGAAGCAATCAACGGACAAATACTGAATCAGTTTGTCCATGCAACAAGTTCGTTTGATGTTACAGAACATCATAAGTATCATGCAATCTGTGGTTTTCATTTAAGTCCCTTCAACGAGGCAATCGTCATTACATGGGACGGCGGTGGTGCAAAATGTTACGAAGAGGACTGGCCGCAATATCAAGAAATCGAATGTATCTGGCACGCTAAAGACCATGTTGTCACGCCACTCTTTAAACGTATGAGCAATCATCGTTTTGTTGATGCAATGCAAGGCGAGAATTTCAATCTTTGGCCTGAAGGTTTTCTTCATTGTCAGACACCTGAAACTCAGACAATCGATGGTGTCGAAGTCGAGTTCACATCAATGCCGTCAAACGGTATGAACTTCAGTAACATGTCTCATGCATTAGGGTGTGATGACTTAGGTCGTGCCGCTGGTAAAGTCATGGGCATGGCATCGTATGCTGATAAAACAATTCACATGACTAACTACCACTCAAAACATACGTCAGCAAATTTACTCGAACACGAAGCACTTGCAAGTGCAATCGCAACCATTCAAAAGGGTATCGATTTAGTACCTGATTGTAAAAACATTATACTCAGTGGTGGTTTCAGTTTAAATTGCACAAACAATTACAAATATCTTCAGGCATTTCCTGACCATCAGATATTTGTTGACCCAATACCACACGATGGTGGTACAGCAGTAGGAGTTGCATTAGATTATGTTAGTAACGAAAATTCATAGAGACTTAGATTCGATTCTTGACGAACTGATAGACAATCAGCAAGTTTGTGCTATCTTTCAAAATCATTCAGAATGGGGACCAAGAGCATTAGGCAATCGTTCTATTTTATTTGACCCAAGACACAACGATGCTAAAAACATTGTCAACACGATTAAGAAAAGAGAATACTATCGCCCCTTTGCAGGTACGGTAATGTTAGAACATGCTTCTGAATATTTTGAGATGTTACAATTAAAAGAATCGCCTTACATGTCGTTTGCCATTCAGTGCAAACCTAAAGCGCTTGAAACAATCCCTACGTTAGTTCACGGTGATAATACATGTCGTATTCAAACGGTCACTGAGAAACAGAATCCTAATTACTATAATCTCATCAAAGGTTTTTATGAAAGAACTGGATGTCCAATTATATTCAACACATCATTCAATCTAGGCGGCGAAGCAATCTGCGAAACAATCTATGATGCAATCGATACTTGCAACAGGTCATTGATTAATCATCTGTATGTGCCTGAAGACCAAGAACTTGAAATACCTTATGAATGCATCCGAGATAAAGCAAGATTGGCAAATCCAGAAAATCCTAACCCATGTGATTAGACTTGGTCTAAATAATACGATGGAGAGTATTATAGAGATTACAGATGAAGCTATTCAAAAACTTTTGCAAAAACAAAAAGCAGAACACTTTACTTATATACGGCTTGGGATTAAGGGAGGCGGCTGTGCTGGTTTTGAGTATGTTTTTGATTCTGCTAATCATGAGCCTCTTCCAGAAGATGTCGTCATAGATTTTGGTAAACTTAAATTTCTTATGGATAAGATTTCAATACCTTATCTTCTTGGCATGACACTCGATTATCGTAAAGAAGGTTTGAATGAAGTTTTTAAATTTATAAATCCCAAAGAAGAAGCAGCCTGTGGTTGTGGAGTTTCAATTAACTTTGACCTAAGTAAAGTAGAGGCAGACGAAAATAAAATAACAGCAATACAACTTTAATATATTATGAAAACATCAAGCGCCAAAGCAAAAGGTCGCAATCTACAAAAATGGTTTCGAGAAGTTCTCGTTGAACATTTACATCTAGACCCGGAAGATTTAGAATCACGCCCAATGGGTTCAAGTGGTGAAGATATCATAATGGGAAAACTCTCTAGACAAAAATTTCCTTTTAGTGTAGAATGTAAGAATCAAGAGAAAGTAAATGTTTGGGAAGCATATGCACAAGCATCAAGTAATTGCAAAGGGTATGAACCACTCGTTGTCATTAAAAGAAACAGACATAAACCTTTAGTCTTGATGGACGCTGAAGAATTTGTAAAACTTTTGAACGATGAATAAGATACAAAGAGCAATGAAAGATAAAGCCCAAGAAGCGATGGGTGAAGTTGAGCATCAAGTCGATTTATTTTTCGACAACAACTACAAGACCAAGTTCTCTATGTTGAAGTATCTTGAGCAACTAAAGTATAAAAGAAAGATAGTCAATCTCATGCGAGCAGAATTAGATTATCCTCTTGGAGAAGCTCTATCAGATGACGAACAACTTATCGAAGGATATTCGTTCATGACTGCAAAGCAAAAACAGAAGTACATAGAGTTTCTTCAAACAATGCAAGCAGATTGCGACAAGTATATTGATAAACATGCTAATGAATGGTTACAAGATTCAAGACGTAGACGTAATCAAAAGGCAATGAGAAAAAGACATGCAGAAAGACTCGCAGAAATAGAACAAGGAACAGGCTACAAAAGAAAAAAAAGAAAATAGATTATGATACTCATTGACTTCACTCAGACCATTATTGCTGGTCTCATGGCTCAATTAAAGAGCAACGATAACGAAATAAACGAAAACATGTTGAGACACATGATTCTAAATTCTCTTCGCAATTATCAAAAGAAATATCAAGACGAATATGGCGACATTGTACTTTGTACCGATGCCGCTAATCCTTGGCGTAGAGAATACTTCCCTTTATACAAAGCAAATAGAAAAAAATCAAGAGAGGCAGATGATAGAGATTGGAATCTCATCTTCTCAACATTACAAATAGTCAAAGATGAAATACGAGATAACTTTCCGTATCGTTACATGTATGTTGAAAGATGTGAAGCAGATGACATCATTGCTATCTTGGTTAAACATGCAACTGAACCAGTCCTAATCGTCTCAGGAGACAAGGACTTTCAGCAGTTACACAATGACTCAGTTAGACAATGGTCACCAAACCTGAATCAAATGGTGCAGTGTGAAGACCCTAATTTATTTTTACAAGAACATATTCTAAAAGGTGATAAGTCTGATGGCATTCCAAATATATTATCTAACGATGATTGTTTAGATGCAGGCATTAGACAAACACCATTACGTAAATCCATACTTGAAAAGTATTTAAGAATTACTATGGAAAAGGACGATAAATACTATCGTAACTATTTAAGAAATCAAACATTGATTGATTTAAAATTTATACCTGAAGATATTGAAAAAAATATATTGAATGAGTATGAACAAACAGAAGTGATAACAGGTAAAGTTTTATCTTATCTCACTAAACATAGACTCAATCAACTACTAGATAATGCAGGAGATTTTAGTACATTATGACTGAAGTAAAGAAGAAAGGTAGAGGCAGACCAAAAGGCGCCCCTAACAAACCAAAAATGGAGTTAGTAACTAAAAAACAGGAACTAACAAAGAACGCAGACGTATATGAGATATTATGCCAAGCAAACCTTGTAGCTGAAGAGAACGAAGACTTTGCAGTAAACGGTTTACAAGTCTTTGGACAAACAAACGGTGCAGTGGCAAAAACATTGCAATGGTTGTTTAATGATAATATCAAATCAACTTTGCCATCTGGCAAAACACCATATACGCCTAACGATGCACCTGGTCCAGATTTATCTGAGACTCAGTTGAGATTTGAATTTAACAAATTTAAATATTATGTAACAGAACAAGTCCCCCAACTAAGACGTGAATCTATGTGGATTCAATTATTAGAAGGCATTCCAGCTAAAGAAGCTGAGATGATAGATTTGGTAAAAGATAAGGTAAACCCTTTCAAAAACCTAACTAAGGAAATTGCCCAAAAAGCTTTTCCTAACGAAAATTTTGGATAAATATATTAAGTCGGCAGAGACTATACATAGAATTACGGAAAGTCAGATGTTTACTTTCCAATGTACAGACTTTCTAGTCGAGTCCGACTCCATGGAGTTTTAAATTATGGCAGAAGAATCAACATTCGCAAGTGAATCAAAAGAACCAGTTCAAAAAACAGAATTGGAAGCAGCTCAAGAATCACTACAAAGTAAGACGGTAACCCTAGACCCTAGAACTTTAGGTGTTATTCAAGTTCTTATGGAACAACAACTCAAAGCAGGTCTAATTAAATTAACAGACATTGATGCTTTGGTTATGGTCAGAGATGAAGTTGCAAAAGCAAATATCGAATATCAAACTTTCTTACAGAGAACACAAACTCGAATTCAAGAGTTAACAGCTAAAGATGCAGAAACAAAACGTGAACTCTATGAACTTAAATTAGCAGAAAGTAAAAACGTAGCTGCTATCGAAAGGCAACAAAGAAAGACAGCAGAAAAAGAACTAGCAGAACTTAAAGAAAAGTTAGAGACACTTCAAAAGGGTATCACAAAGAAACCTTCTAAGGCATTTGCAACAGCACGTGCTTTAAATCCTGAACCTAGTGAATCTGAAAAAATGCAAGATGAACTAGAACCTATTTTCCCACCGTCTGACCCTATGGAAAATTGGGATAAACCTGAAGTTGAAGACATTTCTTCTTCTCTAGAAAACATAGAAGAAGAAATTAAAAAGGCAGATTCAATCGATGAGCAAATGGAAATCGTTTCAAATTGGGAAGAACCAGAAGTTGTAGAAACTCCAACAGAAGATGGCGGACCAGATGAAGTTAAAGTTCAAGACGAAGAGGTTGAAACAGAATACGGCAACTTTACAAAACCTGTTATCAGTGCTAGTAACGCACCAAACATCACAGCGAAAGTAAGTGAACCTGAAAACATCGTTGCATCTGTAGACGAAGAGAAAGAAGTTATTCCAACTTATGACTCAGAAGAAGAACTACTCGCAGCTGCTCAAGCAAAACTAGATGCTAAGGCAGAAGAAGAAACAGAAGAAGAGTTCGAAGAAGTTACAATACCAAATCCAGATGAATTGAATAAAATGACCAAAGCAACAATCTTTGGTGAAGCACAATCATTAGGATTTGATAGTGTTGTCATGACAATGACTAAGACTCAAATGGTCGAAGCATTTACAAAAGAGACTGAAGACTTTATCGCTAATCTCCAAGAATCAGGCGATTTCATTTCAGCTGAGACAACAAAAGATTCTGAGAACGATGAAGATACAATCGATAGACAAGATGGTGGGTACTTCTAAAGAAGTAACCATTAAATCTTTAGACATCAATCAAGTTAGCGAGTCTTACGAAACTGAACTACCGAACATCGATAGTAACGTTCTTCGTGTAGACTTGCCTAACACTTATTCAACCATTCTAGGTTGTCGATTTAGTAAATTTGTAATTTTAAATATTCAGAACGGATATAATCTTTCAATGTATCCTATGTCTGAACATTTTGTAAAGTTACCACTTTATTATTTCAACGAATACAGACGCCCAAAATATAATGATTTTGATACAGATGTAGATAGTCAATTCTTTATTGTAAGTCCTAAAATACTACAATATAAAGTTGATGATAAATTAAAATTGAGTATGATTGACGGAGACGGTGAAGAAATAGAACGTCATATTACTATAGAACTCGTATAAATATAAGCATGTCAGATATAGAATACAACGATTTTGGATTTACAGCTATGGACGCCGAAGAATTGGCGGCTGTTGATACAAAGATAGTAGAAAAAACCACATCAGCAACAGAAGTTATCAATCAAATGGATGACTTCATTCGACCCCTATTAGAAAATCTCATGAAAGATTCTGATAAAGATTACATCTATTGGCCCAATCGGTCAGAGATGATTCAGAAACAAATCGAGAGACTTAATAATATCCAAAAAAACCTATAAACTGCTTGACAACAGGCATCATTTTTTGATACCCTAGATTCAATATAATTTTAGGAGAAAAACTATGTCTACATTTTCATATTATGATGATGGACCTAACGTCAAAAAATTAGTCAAGTATGGTCGTGAAATGATTACACTTGCAGAAGAAAACAAACTATATCCCAAAGACGATGAAATGTGGAATGCCGCTGTTACATGTGGTAATAAATTAACATCGTTTGGGTCAACATGGTCTAAGTTCAATTCTATCAATGATTTATCAGTCAATGAAAAGAAAGCCTTTTTGCATTATCTAGAAACAAAAGCTTGACAATGACCCTCATTTTTTTATATACTATAAGAGTAATAAAGTAAAGGAGAAAATATGAAACTATCTGACTACCAATCACCCATACATGAATCATCATGTTTTAAAGGAATACCTATCATGTATAGATATCACCCTAAGATAAGAAAAATATTAAAATCAAGGTTATTTTCTGTCAAGTATAGAGGCAAATCTAAACCTGGTTATGAGAGACCACAAAACGGTTGTCATAAGAGCGGTGCAGATTCGTTTGCTATCTACCCTTATTCTGCATATCCCGAATATACAGAATTAAAAATGTCTTTATGGGATGGTCCCTATGGGGATTATAAGTCTTTTATTCAGAATTTAAAGTGTGAGATGGAACAACAACTGATTAAACTACTATAAAAATGCTTGACAATGACCCTCATTTTCTGTTATCCTATACATGATGAGTAATAAAGGAGAAAATATGAAACTATCAGAATTAGTAAACGAAGTAAATCAAGAACAAGACTTGTATGCAAAAGTCAATAAATTGTGTGAGAGATTAACATATGTTATGCACGAAACATGGGAACATTCACGTAACACCACTAGTTTCAGCTATACTGAAGGAAGAAAGTATATCAAAATCATACAAGAAGATGAGAATCAGAGGTGTGTATGGGGATTCATTAATAAGACTAATTTCAAAAATTTCAAAGTAGGTGATGTGTTAAAGTCAGCAGGTTGGAATACACCAGCATTAAATCAACCAAGAGGTAATCTCTTAGAAGGTTATGAGATACCAATGGGAACAATGAGACTATACGGTCCAGATTATCTAAGATAGGAGAAAATATGAATTGGTTAAAAGAAGCAATAGAAAATTACAATAATTTATCAGAGTCAGAACAAGCACATGTTGATGCAGCTTTAGATGATTGTTGCGAAATCATACAAGACGATGAAGGTCTTTGTCTTTGTGGCAAAAAACTTTCTGAAGGCGATATCGAATGCTATTCACATATGACTCAAGGTTATTAAATGGTATCTAATTGTATATCTCACCAAGAAATTGCAAGAGTTCTTCATGCAGATGGTAGTTCTTACAAAATGGGAACACTTGTATATGGAACATATGAAGAGATTGAAGAGTGGTGTGAAAAGAATGATATGTGGGTTGACAAATATCTAGACCATATAAATCCTTCTACAATTTACAATACAGCTGAATGGGTTGGTACTGGAACATCAGACCCATTTTCAGTATCAGTTCCTTTTGATTATAGAACCGCTAGAACAAAGGGCGATTTTAATACTCGTGGAATAGACCAAAACAAATGGTGAAATTATGAATTTATTTTACTTACACAAAGAACCTGAAGTATCAGCAAAACTACATTGCGACAAGCATGTCGTAAAAATGATTATCGAGTATGCACAAATGTTATCAACAGCTCATCGTATGCTTGACGGTATACAATACACCGATACATCGAGTGGTCGCAGAATACAAAGATGGCGACTAGAAAATCCAAACATGGATAATATTATGTATAAAGCTTCACATATAAATCACCCTTCGACACGTTGGGTCAGAGAGAATGCGATTCAGTATCAGTATGCATATGATATGTTTGCTCATCTATGTGACGAATATACGTATCGATATGGCAAAGTTCATATGACTGATACTAAACTCAGAGAGTTGCTTGACCAACTACCAAAGAATATCAATCTTGGCGAATGGTCAGAACCACCTCAGTGTATGCCTGACGATGTCAAATCAGAAAGTACCCTTGAGGCGTATCATAAATACTACAGACAATATAAAGAACCTTTTGCAGTATGGACAAAAAGAGAAGTTCCAGAATTTATGTATGAAGGTCATGCAGGATTTATATCATGAGAGTTTTATTAGAATCATATGGTAACGTGAGAATCTTTTATGACAGAATATTTGGTTATAAAAGATATTATGTGCAATGGCCGGACAATGAAGAATCAGTCTTTAGTGGTCTTTGGTACTCAGAAAAAAGAATTAAAGAATTAGTTATAAAAAGGATACAAGATGCCGACTTATGAATTCTTAAACAAAGAGACTGGTGAGTTTGTTGACCACATAATGTCTTATAAAGATTTAGAGGAATTTAAGAAAAATAATCCACATCTTTTACAACAATTATCAGCACCAAAAGTTATCTCATCCCACGGACTTCAAGGCAAATTTGCAAAGTCTGGTTTTAACGAGGTATTATCCAAAGTTGCAGAAGCTCATCCCAATAGCAATCTAGCTGACACACACGGCAACAAATCTATCAAAGATATTAAGACCAAAGAGGTCATTAAAAAACATATTGCAATCCAGAACAAAAAATAGTATAATACATTAATGAATAACCAAGAAAGATTAGAACATTATTATTCACAACTAGACTTTCCAAAAAGTGTTTTTATCGGTGAAGATGATAGAATTTATGGAACTTGGGTTATGGGTAATAACTATCAAGTAAAATCTACATATTATGGTGGATATCCTCATGGTTATTTAAAAAGAATCAAAGCATTGTTTCCAGATAAGAAAAAAGTTTTTCATCTTTTTGGTGGTAAGGTTGATACTGAAATTATAGATGGTAAAACTATAGACATAAATCCTAAAATGAAACCAGATTATTTGGGTGATGCACATAATATGTCTGAGTTTATTGATGAGAAATTTGATTTAATCTTAGCAGACCCACCTTACTCAGTAGAAGATTGTGAACACTATGGAACAACCATGGTTAAAAGAACTACCATACTTAAAGAGTGTGTAAAACTTTTAGAAGATAAAGGTCATTTAGTTTGGTTAGACCAAGTTTTGCCAATGTATAGAAAAGCAGAACTAAAAACAACTGGATATATTGGAATGGTAAAATCTACAAATCATAGATTTAGAGTGGTAACCATTTTCGAAAAACAAGAAAAACAAGTCGAACTAACTCCTTTCTTTTCTTAACACAAATAAAAATATGTATAATACATTATGACAAAATTAAAAACTCAACTCATTGAGTTGCATGAACTCGAAGATATCAAACTAAAAACAATCACTGAAGAAGGCAAACGCTTTTATGTTGATGATAATGGTGATAGATTTCCTTCTGTTACAACCGTAACATCATTACTTACACGTGACCAAATTAAATTATGGAGAGAACGAGTTGGTGAAGAGGTAGCAAATAAGATATCTACACGAGCTGCAAAACGTGGAACTTCAATGCATCAACACATAGAAGATTATCTTCGTAAAGAAAAAGATTACATTGAGTTTGATGATGTCATGCAAGAGGCACAATTCAAAGGCATTAGACCTATATTAGATGAAATAATTCCTATTGCTTTAGAAGCACCATTGTTTTCACGTAACTTAAAAATGGCAGGTCGAGTTGATTGTGTAGGATTATTCGATAACAATCTTTGTATAATTGATTTTAAAACTTCAAGTAAATTTAAAACCGAAAAACATGCACAACCTTGGTATCATCAAATGACTGCATATGCTATTATGGTTGAAGAACTTACAGGCAAAGCAATCGAAGAGGTTACAGCATTAGTTTGTATGGAAGATGGAAACTTTCAAATTTTCAGTGCAAATCCAACAGACTATGTTGAAAGTCTTTATGACTTACGTAGACGATACAAAACTTTATATGGAGTATAATGATAACTAGAAAAGAATTTTCAGAACAAGTAGAGAAATTATGTCTCTCAAACAAGGCAGATGTTATGAGTGCAATACTCAAAGTTTGTGAATTAAATAATATAGAACCAGAGGGTGCGAAACGGTTGTTGACCAATCCTCTCAAAGAAAAACTTCAAGCAGAAGCGGAAAGTCTAAAACTCATTAATAGAGAAATGGCTTCACGTGCAAGTTTGACAAGTTTCTTTTCAACGGAGTAAAATATGAAAATAGGTGATATAGTCACGGTAGTGACACCAGCAGGTGAGTTCGTAGGTGAACTTACAAACGATGAACCAGTAATACTTAAAAATCCTAGACTAATGGTCTCAGGTGCTGAAGGTAAAATTGGTTTTGCAAAAGGCATAGCTGCATCAGGTACGGTAGACCCAACAGATGTAATGTTTAATAATTATATCTTTTTAACAGATACAGCAGAAACAATTCAAAACGGATGGAAAACACATACAGGTGAAACTAAAATCCAAGTACCAGACGAAAAGACAATCATAACGTAAAGATATGTTAAATAGCAAGTGGGGAAAACCCATTGATGAAGAGATAAAGTATAAGGGGACTCTAATGTACAAATCATTTTTATTTGGTATGGGATTTGGTGCTTTTCTTATGTTTATATTATTAATGCCTCTAAAGGTTCAGGCATTTGATGAGAATGGTGAGGCAGTTTGTCTTGCAAAAAACATTTACTTCGAAGCGGGCAATCAACCACTTGCAGGCAAGGTTGCAGTTGCACAGGTTGTTTTCAATCGTATGGAACATAATGCTTATCCACAAGATATTTGTGGTGTAGTCTATCAAGCAAAGATGAGAGAAAACTGGAAAGGCAATATGATACCTGTCAGAAACAAATGTCAGTTTAGTTGGTTTTGCGATGGCAAGTCAGACGAACCTTTAGACACTGATACATTCTTTGAATCATATGTGATTGCTCAAGATGTCATTATGGGTAAGTATCCTGATATTACAGAAGGTGCAACTCATTATCATTCAATCATGGTTGAACCATATTGGGCAAATACACTAAACGAAACGGTTCAAATAACAGACCATATATTTTACAAATGAAACAACTATGGCACGACTACATGATTAACTCAAAAAGATGGCAAGAATCATCTAGTGGTTGGGTTGATACTATGACTAAGTCAAAAGAAAATAAAGCAGAATACGAAAAGTATTTTAAACTAACAGAAAATCCAGTTCCTTATAGAGATTGGTTAAGAGAGAAAGAAAATGGCACAACCACAAACACAACAAAGACCAGTAAATAAAGAACTGGAGAAAAAGAAAAAAGAACAAGCTCAAGATAGGAGAAATGGTTGAGTCGAGAAGGTTATGATGCATATCTACTCTATCTTGGTATCAAATTACATTTTCATACCAAGAGTTACGATTTTATAAAATACAATGGTAAAGTAGATGCTACTTTAAATGCTTATATGAAACGTAAAGATAAGTTTCATTTTGCTAAACTATCTAGAAAGTATAAAGACGAATTAAAAAACTTTTACATTGCAAATTTATGTCAGAAAGATTTGTGGGTAGGAGACTTACTTGAAAATGAAGCACATAAATGTTTCACTGAATGGAAGAAACGTCATCAAAAACTTTCTTATCTATTTGAAACCGAAGTTACAGAGTTATTGAAGAAAAAAGGTATACGAGAAGTTCTTGACGTTGTAAATGGACAACATCCATATTTACTTAAACAATACATGGGTAAAAGAATTTCGCCAGAAACAATGTGTATTATACTTGATATAACCCAAGTTGCAGACAGATGGAATATAGAGATTACAGATACACTCATATATCCTGAAGTCATGAACAAAGTAGAAAAATATAAATCATTCTTATCATATGATATGAAACGGTATGCTAGGAAATTAAAAGAATTGTGTGTGGGATATTAGCTTATCCTATCCTGAGGGGAAA